TTTTGCATAATTCATAAGTAACCATTCATAAAGTTTAACAGGCTTTTGTGTTGCGTGTATTCTTACCTCTCTATTTTGAGCGTGAAGATGTTTAAATAGTTTAGCGGGTTTTTTTACATTAGTCCAAGCTTGTTCAACCATAGCAAAACTAAAATCTAAGGCGTTTCCCTTTTGCCATATAATGAAATATTCACTTGTAGGCAAATCAAAGTTATTAGCTCCCCAAATTATTTGCTTTTTAGACACTCTAAACAATTCATCAAAATACTCTTTTGTGGGTTTTTCATTATTCCATAATCTCGTTTCATCTCCGTGCTTATTTATTATACTACCACCTTTTTTAAATCTTTCAATACCATAAGGAGGATCTACTATTGCAAGGTCAAAATGGTTATCTTCATACCTTGACATTAAATCCATATTATCTTCATTAGTTATATTCATTTGGTAGCATTAATCTTATACCTAATTCTGTTAAAGCCCATATCCTTATTTGGTCTGCATATATCTCAAACTCTTTGCTGTTCATCTTTGCGGTGCTTTTTACTTTTTGTAAGCCTAATTGCTTATCATTTACTTCAATGCTTTGCCATTCACTTGCAAACTTGACTTTCAAAGTGTCATGCATTTCATCAGGAAAATATCCTAGTTCATTTGATAATGGTTGTACAATACAAGCCCAATAATAATTATTCTGCATATTGCTTCGGTTGTTTCTTTGCTTACTTACTTTAACAATATATCCGCTATCTAATTCTTTTAAGTAGTTATATAAAAGTTGTTTATCTTGTTTTGTATGTATCGCAAAGTTCATTAAAAGTTTTCATTAATCCCACGTTCACCAACTAACTTTTCTTTTGCTTTAGCCCAAAGTTTATCACCTCTTTTTTTTCTACTTAATGATGCTTCTGTTCTTTTTATTTCAGGCATACCTTCAAGAGGTTCACTATCCATGTACTTTCCGCAATCACATAAAGCTTCCTTTGCAACCCACTTACCGCTTCTTAAAACAATAGTTGCTTTGTTTATTTCTTTTTCCTGCTTACCGCATTCACATTTATATGTTGTCATTTTTTATTTTATCTAATTCAAATTCTAAATGTGCTATTGCTTTTTTAATACAATCAATTGGTGATTTGTGTTTACGCTTTGCACGTAACAAATAAGTAACTGCTGTTCCTATATTATATGTTAAATCAAAATCCTCAACAACTTTACGTGCTTCAATCTTATAAGTTTTTCCAATATAGTATGTAGGTATTTTATTCATCTTTATATTTTTCGTATAATTTTTTTATTGCATCAAAACAAGTTGATATACATGATCCACAATTTGTTGTTGTGCTATAATTAGTATTATGAATTGTATTATATATTTCAATCATTCTTTTTTTTGCTTGTATGTTTTTTGCCCTTCCTGTTTTTAAATATTGCCATACAATTAATATTTCTTTTATAATTTCTTTAGGCAAATCATCAGGTGTTTTTGTTTCTGTTGTTTTATCCCAATATTTTTGGGGACATGATTGCGTTGCTATCCTTGCCTTTATTTTCATAAAACACATACATACTTTGCAATTTCCTGTTGGTTTAAAATAGTAAACACAAGATTTACATATTGCTATCCTATCTTTATATATTTTATTTGGTACAAAGAACTTCACTCTTTTTTTTCTTTTTACTTTTTTGTTGCAATTCTAAACTATTAACTCCTGCTCTTGACCAGTTAGGACTTGTAAAACCAAATTGCATCATGAAACTATCTTTAATCTTCGGATTGTATAACTTCATTGCATTCTTTTTTTAATATGTTTCTAACCTTATCTATTGTTGTAAACAAACTGTTTCTACTTATTTTAGTTTTAGCTGCTAAACTATCAAGAGTATTGCCTTCATAATAATATAACTTAAATAATTCCCTATCGTACCAATTTAACTTATCAAGTTCATTATCAATTACCTCTAACTTTTCAAATTGTTTTATATCAGGAATATCTTCTGCTAAGTTGTAAACACTTTTATTGTAATTATAAGCCTGATAAACTCCTGCAGAACTATTTGATACATAAGGTATTGCTAAATTTTTATAATACTTCTGATACTTATAATAAAAATTACTTCTTGGGCTTGTTAATGCTCTACGTAATGCAACAGCCCCATATTTTGTTAAACCCTCAATCCCATCTTTATCAAATATGTTTTTAATAACATCAGGGTTTGCTTGTAAAAAATACAACATTAATTCCTGTACTGCATTATTTATTTTATTTTCATCTTTACAAATACCAAAAGCCATTTTTCTAAACTTATCTGTTAACTTTGATATTTCAATATAAATTTTATTCATCTTGTGGTTCTATATGATCTAGTTTATCCACTACTTTAAGTAATAACTCTTGAAGCAAAACTTTATATGCTCTAATCTTTGCAATATTTTTTTTGTTTTCTATTCCTGCAAAATAACCACTTGTAGCAACTGATAAGTTTATTGGCAATATCATTAACCAATCATAAAAATTATTTTCTTTTACGCCCTCACCATATCCATTATGGTAATCAACTATCATATCATATACTTCAAGATAACTTTGATTTTTTGTTTTAGGGCTAACATCTTCAACAAACTCTTTACAAACATTTAAATATTCTTGAACTATTGATTTGTGTTCATGACTTGCAAAGATTGGCTTTTTCATTAGCCCAAAATTAGAATTATAATTTATTCTATTTGCTTTTGTTCTTTTAATTTATTAACAAGTGATTTGTAATAAGTTATCTTTTCTTCTATTTCTATTCTAGCAAACTTAATTGTTAATCTTGATTTGCTTTGTAATTGCTCTGCTGTACCATCACCATATTTAGCATCTAAATTAAGTCCGAAACGGTACTGTTGACCCTGAGCAAATAAATTATCAGCTGCTGATTGTGGCTGCACGTTGGTTTCGCACCACCTAGTAGATAAGTGTTTTCTTGACATAAAATGACCTGCATGGATTTTTTTATAATGATATACGCGCCCTGATGTGAAGCATTGAACCATTCCATATTCATTACTATCACGTAGCCTTATATAAAGACTAAACCACTTATCTAATTCTTTTTTAAGTTTACTAATAGACTTCATATCCTAGTTTCTTTTTCCATTCATCTTGTATAACACCTTTGCGTTTTACATAATTTACCCCTCTTAATTCTGAATGTTGCTCTTGTAGTTTACGCCTCATTCGTTCAATTGTTTTAATATTTGTTAGTTTGTTTTTAGCAAACATTTGCATAAATTCTAAACCATTCATATTAACAGGATCAATGTTTTTCTTTTTTAATTCACGCCACCAATAAGCTGCTATTAATAAATTATCATCATCCCTTAAATGTGATTTTTCAATTAGTAGTTGTTTAACAATTTCTTTTGTTTTCATTTGAATAATTTTATTAGTGATATAATTGTAATAGAATAAACTGCAATTGTTATCAATATTCCTATCCATCCTAAAACAGCTACTTTAATTAATTTATTTTTTTTCATTTTAAAAGTTTTGTTTTATTTTGATACCATAAAGTTTGTTCTTTTGGTTTTCCTAAAGTATGTACTTCATAATATGCATTGTCAATTAATTTCTTATGAGCGTAAGTCCACTTATAAAAAGTTCTTATATTTAAAAATGGTTCATCTTTTCCAAATCGTACACCTTGATGAAAAGCATCTTGTAACTGATTAAAAGTCAGGTTTTTAAATCTATTTTCTTTTTGTAAATCTTCTGCAAATATTTTACTCAATGTTGCCATTGTATTTGCATCTGTTTTGTGTCCTATTTCAACAGATGTTTTTGCAATTAAATCTAAAACCTTTTCAGTTAGTTCTTTTATATTTTCTTGCGCTAATGTTTTCATAATAATTTTTTTGCTTCTTGCCATTCATTTATTTGTGCATGAAGTTTTGAAGTAGTTGTTTTTTTTGTTTCTCTACGTTCCCAAGTTCTTACACAAGCTTTCCAATCTTTCATTTTGTTTTTACCTACAAACCAATTTTTGCTTTGATAAAAATCAATAAATGCTTCTGCATCTATATTATTTTTTCGTAAGATACAATAATTTTTAACTTCATCAATATTTGGTTTTTTAAAGCGCACCTTATTATTACTATATGTAATATTATTATTATTACTTGTAATGTTATTCTTTAGCATTTTTGCTAATACCCCTTTGTCATTTTTGCTAATACCCTCATAACAAATTTGTATATACCTATTAGCAATTTCTTTACTACCATTTTTATACGTATAAGTAATTTCAATAAAACCATTTTTCTTTAATTCATTAATCCATCTTGAAATTGTTGTTTTATTCTTGTTGTATAAAAGACTAAAATATTTATTAGTAGCAAAACAAACTCCATTCATTTGCAACAAAGCAGTTATTTCTGCATAAAGTAATTTAGCATTAGGTGTTATATTTGCATATCTTACAGCAGCAGGAATAACTGCATAATAATTAGGTTTGTCCATTAAATAATATTTATTTTGTATTGATAATTTTCTAATGCAAGTTTAATGTTTTTAGATTGATTAGAAAAATCAAAATAAGATGTTTTAATTAAACATGAAGCTTCACCACTTATAACTTCAAATAAAAGTTCATTATCACAATCTTTTACTTCTTTTACATTATTTTTTAATAAGTGTTTTTTTAATTTTGATCCTGAAAGAAAAACATCTTTGTCACCTTTAATATTTTTATATGCTTTAAACACTTTATTAAAAGTTTTTATATATAAAGGATATGTTTCATAATTTGCTTCATGTGTATATTCATAATGATATATTAAAGTTCGGTTTCTATTTAACACTTTACCAATTATATTTCTATGAATATCTTCTTCTTTTCTAGCAATATAAGATGCAACTGCTCTTGTTACTTGCAATTCTTTTTTTCTACTTTTATCTGATAAAGAACCTTTAGGAAGCCCCATTACTTCTGTTGCAATATTGCAAATGTTTTTAAAATTAAATTCTGCTGTCATGATTAAAAAGGTATATCATTATCATCAGTAGTAACAAATTCATTACCACTTTTAGAAAACCTCCACCCATCTATTTGGTTAAAATATCTTCCATTGTATTCCCTTGAGTATACATTACACCAAATTTGTACGTTATCATTAACTTTTAATTTGTTTAAATTATTTATATTATCATCACCAAAAGCTGTTACACATACAAGATTGTTGTACTTTTCACTTGTTTCTACTAAACATGATTGTTTTGACCATGCTTTTCCACTTTTACTTGTTCCACTTTCTGCTTCAAGTATTTTAATTAGTTTTCCTTCTATTTGCATTATTTCTTTATTTTTTTATTAGACTTTGTTTTAATTTCTTCTAAGTTATCTTCCATAACTATATATTCGTAACCATTAGGGCTTTCAACTTTACATTTTACAACACCATTTTTTTCCCATTTTTTTATTAAAACTACATAATCTTTAAGTTCATGCATTTTTTGTTTAGTTACTAATTTTGATAAATCTTTTACTTTGTATTTCATGTTTATTTATTTAATTATTAATTTCGTTTAAAATCTTCGGCTTCATCTTCACCAAATACACCTAGTTCATAAAAACCAGTCATTTTTAGTACCGCTCTTGACATTGCTCTTTTTTCTGCCATTTCTAGTACATACCATGACATTGTATTACCATTTTTAAAATCACCTTTTAAAGCTGATCCGAATGTTTCCAATGTATTACCTTCTTTGATAGCGGTTGCTTTTACTGCTGCAAATTCTTTTTCACATTTTACAACCTCATACCAAATCTTAATGTTTTCAATTGCTTGTATCTTTTCAATACCACTTCTTGTTATTATTATATAGTGTTGATGTTTAAACACATCTTCTTTGCTTAAACCATATTTAATATACTTTTCTTTTAATTTGTCTTTATTCATTTTTCGTTTATATATTTAGTTAATGTTTCTTTTATATGCTCACAATCACACCATTGTAAAAACTCATAACTATCAAACCATACAGTTATTTGTTCTCCATTTTCATCAGTACCTGCAAAACACAATTCGTTTTCATGTGCCATAAAAGTATTAATATTTATTCTTTTATGTGTATCTGTTTCTAATTCAGGCATTTTCATAAATTCTTTTTCTACATCTTCTTTTTGTATTTCAGATGTTTCAAAAGTGTGATTAATTATTGGTTTATTCATAATATTAAAGTTTTTTTATTGTTTATTATATATAATTCTGTTAGTTTTTTTAATTTGTCTTTGGTTCTTTTATTTATATCTTCTGCTTCATCACCATAAATATTGTACCAATATGAGCCTTTTGGTTCAACTTTTACATTAAATGTTTCATTAACATTATATCCTGTATCATTTGAGTATTGAGTTCTTGCTTCACTTACTTGTTTTTCAGTACCAAATATTGTAACATTACGCGGTTCATCTTCATAAATATTTTTGCGATAAAATGAACATATTATACATTTGTATTCCATTAGTTCCATTTTAAAAAGTAATAAAAGCATACAAAAGCTATTACTGTTGTTGATGTCATCATAAGCAAAAACTCATAATCAATTTTTCGCACTTCTTCAAGTTCATAATCTTCTAGCCAATTGATATACTCACCATGAGCATTCTTTGTATAAAAAAAGTCTGCTGTTTCTTTAAATGACATTTTAAATGAATGTCCAGTTTTGTTGTGTGTTAATTTGTACATAATATTTTTTTTAGTTAATAATAATTTATTATTTTAAATTAGGTTTTTTAAATATTTTCCATAATATTATTTCAGCCTGTGTATCATTGTTAGAATTTTCATAAACAAAATCTACTAATCTACTTTCTGAATAACCATTGAAATATTTATTTTTAGCTTCTTCAAATAATTGTTGTAATTTCATAATATTTTTATTAGTTAATAATGACACAAAAGTAAATAAAATAAATGATATT